TTGTTATAGCGGTGGGAGAAGCTAAAGTATTAGAGCAACCAAAGACTTGTAGTAGTCCGCCATCATTACCAGAGCCTAGAAAATAATTATTCACCCCTGAACTGGTATTGTAATCAACAATTAACTTTACGTTCGCTTGAATGAGAGACGTGCCGCTAGTCATTGCATTGATTGTCAGAGAGGAAGAGCCTACCGATAATAAATCCGGCACATAAACACCTGTGCTTGTTAGCCTTAGCCTTTCTGTGTTGTTGCGGTAAAGTTTAAGGTCGTCATTACTTGTAGTACCAAACCACAAAGCAGCCGCGCTAACTGATAACCCCATACCTTGAGTACTTAGCGTCCAGTAATTTTCCGTTGCCGCTGTTCCACATATACCCTGGAAAGCAGACACAGTATTAAAAGCCATAAGGTATTGGCAAGAACTCGAAGTAACTGCAATCTCGTACGCTGTCCCGCTAACGCTAGGATGTGTGATAAGCATATCCACATCACCAGCAATAAAGCTAAGTGAGGCGTTTGCGGATGTAGTTATTTTAGAACCGTCATAATAACATATACCGTTAGCAACTTGGCTATTAGTATTAGTGCCTCCATTAGCTATAGGTAATACACCAGTCACACCTGTTGTTAGGGGTAATCCAGTACAATTTGTTAATACTCCGGCTGTTGGAGTGCCTATATTTATATTAGGTAATGTAGTTGATAGGGAAGGTACACCACTTCCATTAGTCACCAACACCGCACTATTAACTGAGGTTATAGATGAAAGGGTTTTACTAGCACCAAAGTAAGCTACAGTATTTGCTGTTGCAGTGTTAAAATTATGGCTTCCGTACCAAGTTACATTAGCAGTATTAGCCGCGCCTAAATTGGCTATTTGTGTCGTGCCATTAGCTGCGTAAATATTAAGACCGTCTGTTGCGTCTGGGAGAATGGTGTGCGCTATTAAACTATGAACGCCTAGATTAAGATCTGTAGTAGCTCCCGTATAAGGTACGTATACATCACCTAAACCAGCTATAGCAGCAGCTATTGCATTATCTACGTAAACCTTCGTAGTACCGCCGCCACCCCATCTTTTAGCACCACCAGTTTTTGATTCGGGAAGTTTTACAAATATCTGCTCGCCATCACTCATGGTAAATATTAAATTACCATCGGCATTAGCGTTAATTTCTTTTACGTAACGCCCGTCTTTACCGGCTAATCCCACATCCCCAGGGTCGCCTTTAATCGATAAACCAGGGTCGCCTTTAATCGAATCCCCCTTATCGCCTTTCTCACCTTTTGGAAGCAAGCCTAGGTTTTCTGTCGCGCCATCAGTATAACGGGCAATTAATTCACCATTGACTATCTTAAGCCTTTTTATGCCTCTCCCATCTTGCCCAGCTTCCCCACGAAGGTCTGCCATAGCAATGTCAGGGTTATTAGCTGCTTTTTGGATTAAGGCAGCAAGAACGTCATAAAGTTTTTCATCCATTTTTCTTCTTTTTCTTTTTAGATTTCCCAGCTTTAGACAAGGCTATAGCTATTGCTTGCTTTTGAGGTCTTCCCGATTTTATTTCAGTTTTTATATTAGATGAAACTACTTTGTTTGAGGTGCCTTTTTTAAGTGGCATAACTACCTCCTTTTTGCTTTACCAGGAGTTAAACCGCTTGCTATTTTCTTAGCTAGGCTCTTTTGTTGTTTTGTTTTAGGCTCTTTTATTTTCTTTGGTTTTTTCATATTTATTCTCCTATTTTATTTAATGATGATGCCGTTAACGCCGTTAATAAAGAGCCTAATTGAGGGTCAAATTTACGCGGTGTTAATGCTATATTTGTAAGTGAATTATTCAGCCCTTGCAATCCTCTGTTAGCTACCATACCTGTACCAGCCAAAGCAGCCCCTTGCAAAGCTAACGCCGGATTAGTTAGTAACCCTGTAGCAAGTCCACCAACCCCACCAGCACCTAAAGCTTTTTGGAAAGTATCGGAACCACCTTTTTTAACTAAAAATTGTTTTCCTATTCTAGCTAAATCTACTAATTCGTCATCACCTAGTTTTGTTTGTGAAGCTTTTATATACTTACTTCCTTTTACACGGTTAAGAAGCTCAACTGGATTGATATTCCCATCCGTCGATTTCTCAAGCAAAGGCTCTACAGTTCTGTAATTACGCCATTCTTTTCGTGCAGTTTTTAATAACTCTACTTTTTCAGGAGTAATGTTTTTTGCAGCTATATCATCAATTGTATCTACAATTTTCCCTATAAACTTTTTTGCACCACCCTCTGCGTCAATAGCGTTATTTAGGAATGTAGAACGTATATTAGCTAGCTTTTCCCCAGGCATTACACCGTTTTTAATATCCTGTAATGCCAGTTTAATATTACTATTAACTATCGCCAAAGAATCAGCACCAAGGCTATTAGGAGCTACTTGTGCAATGTTCTTTATTTTCGATACATCAGAAGGGTCTATATTAATGTTTTGCCCTGTTAGCGTATTGCTAAATTTAATAGCCGCATCTTTGCGGAATTTTTGAATAATTTCAGGAGAAAGATTGTCCGCATCTTGTCCTAAAGTTTTTGCTAATGCTTTATTCCACGCTTGCATTTGATTAGCTTCAGAAGTATCAACACCACTCAAAGGTATTTCTTGGCTAATTTTTTGTGCTGTATTAATTGCCCTTGAAGGCGCGACTTGATCTACTCTTAAAGGAACACCTAATTCTTGCGCCCTTTGAGCTAAAGACCTAACAGCTCCTTGCGCCCTAGGCACTAATTGCTTTGCTGCAGCTGGTATTATTTTAGTAGCTGCCGCACCTAGTGGCGCAACTATTTCAGCAGCTTGATCTATCCCAGGAACTTCGCCATTTACTTTTCCAGCGTTATTGGTCGCCATATCATATAACTGTTTTGCACCTTCACTTGGCAATGGAATTTTATAAGCAGGGGCAACATCAGCACCCATAGCTTGTTGGACACCCCTAGTCGCGTCATACGCTGATTGACCCACCATTACAGGCAAATCTAATGGCGACGCGGCTATCCCTGTCGCTATCCTTCCCGTCCTTCCAGCCAAGCTCTTTATAATACCTGCCATCATATCGTTTACTGGGTTAGCAGGTTCAGGAACATCAACAACGGGTTTTGGAGTAGGGAATTTCTTTTGCAGAACAGCTTTTATTTGCTCTGGTGGCATTTCGTCAGGAAATTCTAATTCTTGTCCATAAACTTCTACAACTGGCATTATTCAAACTCTCCGGTTGCTGGGTTATACTTTAATCTTTTTGGCATTACTTTATCAGGAACGTTTTCTACAGTTCTATCTACATTCTCCACGCCAACGGTATTACCACGCGCTGCATCTATAGCGCGTTTTGTAGCTTGTTTTACTATAGTTTTATATTCTTTTGCTGCATCATCAAAATCCTTAACACTTTGCGCCCTTTGCATTCTATTCTTTGCTTTAGTAGCTTTTTCGCCTTCTATCTCTGTTATTTGACCACCACCTTTTAATGTATCGTAAGCTTGTAAGAATGCATCGCCATTAATTTGTTCCATCCGAGCTTTAAAATCAGCTTGTTTAGTACCGGGAACAACAGGAAGCAACGCGCCTTTTCCTACATAATATTTCTTGCCAGGATGGTCTAAGACCGCGTCTAAATGCTCACTTAAATATTGCGCACTATCCAATACTTGCGGTAAATTCTGTTGAGCTTTAGCTACAAATGCAGCGTTGGCTTTTCCTGTTTCTCTGCCAGTAGACTTAGCCTTTTCTATATTAGCTAAAGAATCCACAGCACCCGCGATGGGAACTAAATTCCCATTAGCGTCTCTTTGCATATTTTTATCATACACTTTACCGAATCTGTCCATAATATCACGCTCTTCTTGAGAAGCGTTCATATAAGCTTTGGTAGTTTTTATTAAAGCAGGGTCTTCACCACCCCTTAAATCCTTCACAGCCTCAGCCTTAAGCTTGCTAATTTTCGCTTGTTCAGTTTGAGTGCTGAGCGGTGTAATACCCCTTTGCGCCGCATATTTCATAACTTTAGACTTAGCATTACTGGCATTTACAGGGTCAGGGTCAGCATGCAAGTCTTGAAGGATAGACGCGTAAAGCTTAGGGTCACTACCCGCAACCTCAGCTATAGCATCATCCACGCCTTTAGCCTCCGCATTACCTCTTGCTACTTGCTCTTTCATCTGGTTATAAATACCAGTTTCCATGTCTATATTAACTTTAGACTGGTCTTGGTTAAGTTTACGCATGGTATCAAAATAACTAGCCCCACCATTGTTTTGCGTAGTAAGTGCGGACGCAATATCTCTCAAATCAGAACCTGGCGCAGGTTGCATAGCATTACGCATTGCGTTCATTATTCTAGTTTGTTGCCCTCTTAGAGCATCTTCCGAATTTATACTTGTCATGAAGCCCCCTGTAACCACGGCATTGAATTGCCTAAATCTACCCTATTAGAACCACCTTGATTGCTTAACATTTGGAATATATTCGATAATGAACCACCACTTTTTAAAGCGTCTGCACCAGCAGCAAATAAAGAAGGCGCTCTGTTGTTATTTATAGCTTGTGCTGCTTGTTGATTAGGTATCATTCCCCCATAATTAGATGCATTAGTTGAATATCCTCCTGCCGCATCTATAATCCTTTTTAATGCATTAGAGCGTGCGGTTTGATTGTTCAAATCACCCTGTTTGGTTAAAAACTGATTGACTGTTTCATCTTGCCTTTCTGGGTTAAAATATGAAGTCCTTCCCATTAACTGAGCTTTACGGTTTGCAGCTAAAAGATTAGAGATGAATTGTTGCGTACTATTATTTAATCCCTGGCTTTCTGCTGCGGTAATATTCTTAGTGATAGTATCATTAGGGTTTAAATACGCTTGTAACAACCTTTCGCGGTTTGCCATGGACTGTAATTGAGCAGTCTCGGCTGGCGTTTGTTGATAACCCTTCGCTGTATTTTTGGCTGCAGAAAGCGCACTTAATGCTGATAAACCCGTTGCTATCATAGGTAAATATTGTAACATTACTTTCTCCCAAATACGTTACCATACAATGTGTAACTGCTTAATATATCCGCACCTACTGAGGTGTCGGTTGTTATTGTTAATTGCGCCTGCTTCCCCCGCCATCTAAGAGATGTTTTGGGGTTTGTTATTCCACTAGTCGTAGCCGTTACTACTACCGAATCCGTAGCTAATTGATCATAATCACCTACCACAGAAATATTATACTTGATTGCTGCGGAAGTTTCAAAGACAGGTTTAATATATCTACCATCTTTTATTATAATATCTGTATTAGAGTCAGCTTCTTGTAATGTGTGCCAAGGGGAAACATAACTAGTATTAATATTTACCCTATCCCCATTAGCTGAAGCATCGTAATATATACCACTTACATCAAACTGGTATGCCTGCGAAGTGGTTGCAACTATTAAATCACCATTACGTTTAGTTAAATAATAAGTTCCTGTTGCAAGTGGCCCTGTAAATTTCGTAAATGTCCCAACAGGATTAAATTTACCATTTGAATAAATAGGGGTATAATTATAATTATAAATAACGTTTCCTATTTTCATCATTACCCAATTTCTCCTAGGATAATGTATTAATTGTACATTTTCAGGTGTAGATTCCTGGGCTTGTAAAGCTTGAATAATCTCAGTTTTAATTTGCTCTGATTTATTATTTGTAGTGGTATTCTTACTATCAAACGCCGCCATAAATCCACGCAGACCATCATAGCCTATGTATAACATTTCGTTGCCAATATTCTGTAATGAATAAGGACTAAATGCGCCTTGAGGAAATAAACCAACAGGGTCTAAGTCAATTACGTCAGCTGTCACATCTTGAATTGGACTTGTTCCATCTGTAACCCATACAGCCCTTTTTCCTCCTACCACTAGATAACGTCCGAAAGTAGATAATGTTTGCAGCCTATCCCCTTGCGCTTGTCTAGTTCCGTAATCTATAGTTACACTTGAAAGAGTCTTACTAAATGTACTAAAATCCTCGGGGTCATTCGGCCCCGATACACGAATCTTTGTGGGGTCTCTTGCGTCAATTAAATGTAATCTCCCATAATGCACATGCGCATATGAGGCTATAGGCATTGCTTCTTTGAGAAACACAAGACTATCACCAGCAGTTTGTCCAGCTACACTAGTCACTGATATATTAGAACTTACCGTAGTAACTTGAGTTATTGCGGTTCGTGTTGTGTTATAGATATAATCGCCTATAGCTATTTCAGTTGTCGAAAAATCAAAAGCCGTGACCGAAATAGCCAATGCATTAGTTGCTGCACCCGCTACTGCTACGTTATCTACAGAACCGTAATTATTAACCCCTATGGGAATAATATTTTGCTCTACTAGATCAAAAATCCTATATGCATTACCTGGAGCTGGAGAAGCCGTTCCTCCCACCCCTGTACTGCGCGTTAGTATATCTAAAGCAGACGTTCCTACACTTGTAATTAAAGAAAATATATTACCAGTTCCAAGTCCTGTATCGTATTGGAAATTAACTATATCGTTTACTGCAACATTTGTTAAACGCCAATTACTTATATCAGAATCATATAATTGAGTAGCAGAAGTAGGGGAAGCCGCCACTCCTTTAGTAATTATAGAATGTAATTGTTGATAGTTATTCCCACCAGTATAATATTGAGGCCTAGTTATACCATCCACTATAATTAACTTTTCGTTCATCTGGACTGAAACTGTCCGCCCCTCGAATTGCCCAGCTGTAAATGCGCCGCGCCCTAAAGGACTGGTTTTTGTGGCAAAAGTTATAAATTGGCTACTTCCTGAAACATCTATATACTCTCCTATTCCTTTCCAGGGGCCACCTGAGGCTATTCCTTGCGTTCCTCTTCTCTTTTCTAAATCACCTAACATATTATAAAATCTATTTACTATATTAGGCGAAAAGTCCAAAGGCTGTAATTTACTTGATGATTCTGTACCAAGTCCAAGGGAGGCGGGTTTATACTTTACTATCTGCATTAACGCCCCCTTCTGCCGCGAGGTGGCACAAAGAACGTGTCGCTTCCAGTATCTCCATTAAAACGGTTGTAAGTCTCACTTACGTATTTTTTAAACATAGTGTATTCTTGTTGCCATTCTTGCGATTGATTGCCTCTTTCTTCATCCCTTAAAGTATAAGCAAGCAATCCCTGTGCTATCATCCTTGAAGGAAATTCAGGTATTGACGAAGTATCTGCCGTAGTTATTAATGCAGGTTTCTTATAATACGCCACATTAAAATTAGCACTAGCTTGTGCCGTAGTTGGAGTGGGAAATACCCTTACCCTTGGATTACCAGTAACTACGTTATCAACACCAACTAACGCAAATTGTGTAGGTACGCCATAAGCTTTAACCCTATTTAACCTACGTATATCATCTAAAGTAACTAACCATAGCGGGGCTATTTGACTACCGAACTGTATCTCGTGAATATTCTTTGTCGCAACTGAAGTATTAAATACCCAATCGGACGTAGAAGAATTTGCCGTAGTAAAGGCAAAACTTTCCTCCCTGTACATTTCCTGCCAATCACCAAAATCTGATATTTCAGTTATAACATCATTCATATAGTCAATCATTGCCATGCCAAGCGTGTCTTGACCTAACGTAGATATTTCATTCACGCCTAATTTACGGCGCGTTTCATTAAATAATTGGATATATGTTTTTCTGGTATCTAATATACTAGATGTCATGAGCAAACCGTAAACAAATGATTAGCGGGTCCAAATGGAGTAGGTACATTAGTTTGCCCTACATCCACAGGAACACAATTACCAACTTGAAAATCTTGTAATCCAGGGTTGGAAAACGGAATAGGTCTTGGGTCATTGCAAGGGCGTATAAAATCCTGCGGCTGCTCATAATCAGCATACCGCTTAGTTACACGCTCACCTGTGTAGTCTTTTTTTACCTTATCAGAATAACGCGTCATACCACTTTCTGAATCAATAATTAAAAAACTACCTTTTTTCCACCTATTACGCATTCCCGATGACATTATATCAACCCCACTACCGTTGCTGTCCCCGCTGCACCTATTTTTTGTACCTTTACCCTCGTAAATGGAGCTTCTAATTGGCAACTAAAATAAGTACCTGCTGCACTAGTAAACACCGTTGCCGTAGCTGTAACCACCACACTAGTTGTAGTACTGCCATCATTAGCAAATTGCGGAACTACCGTTTCAGTAAGAACTACAATAATATCGCCTGTATCCGCTCTTACGCCAGATATAGAACGTATCTTATCGTTCTCACACCTATAGTCTGTGTTAAACGTCCCATATGTTCCCGCCGAACTCTGAGCATTCATAAATAGGACGGGCGTTAAAAATGTAGCCATAACTACCCCCTAATGATTCCACCTATTATAGTCACGTTTATTTTGCCCTCTGTAAACTGAGCCGCAGAGGCCGCCACAGAAGCCGTAACTTTAACAACTATTGTTTTAGCACTAACCGCTTCTTTTGTGAGTGTAGATAAATACTGTCCTACAGCTTGTACGCCGTTAGTTGTGCCATATTGAGTATCCGTGCTACCATCACCAAGAAGAATTTTACCACCTTGAGACAAACTAGAACATGCTACTGTTACAAAGCCATTACTAGCATGTAAGAAAGCGTTATCGGGTAAAGTAATAGTTTTATCTCTGCCGCCAGCAGAAACTGTAACCGTACGAATAAATGCCACACCTGCTTGTGTGTTTAATGTAGACCCCTGCCCATTATCGGGACCACCTACTGATAAAATAGGAAATGTTGTTGAACCTGCTGTCATTTTAAATGTCCTTATGTAAAGGGGGAGAATTAACTCCCCCTAATTAATTGAGTAAAATCAATATATTAAGCCCCAGCGGTGCCATATATACATCTCCAATCATCGAATCCAGTACTGAATCTTGTAGATGTTTTAATCTTCAAGTTATCAGTAGCAAAGTCGTTGTCTTTCTGTATTTCAGCAGCACGTCTACGGAAGAACTTCAGTTTAGAAGGGTTGTTGGTCATTAAGAACCAAGCATCCTGGTCTGTTATAAAGTTAGTCGTAACAGGCTTAATGTTCATATTAGATATAATATTAACATCGTTGTTGCCAGTTTGAGTTTCGTACTGAGTTTCAAGAATCTTCCTAACTGTAAAGTATAAACTTCTACCAGTTACAATTTTCTCTACTTCAGTATTAAGCCTTAAACCTTGGTCGTCACGGAAGTCTTTAACGTCAATAATACCTTGCTCTAGTGAAGTCTGAACTAAGTCAGCTGCGCTAGATGGTGTATTAGAACCTGTTCCTCCTGTGCCTACCAATGGGTGAGACGCGCTAATTAAAGATACGCCATCAGGACCAGTAGTTGAGAATGCGTTGTTAAGAATGTTAGTAGCAACGATTTCCTCAGTCTGTCTCATTGATTCAGCAAGTAGACGTGGAATCTGGTTGATTTGATTGTATAAATCATCTTCAACCATTTCCCTAGTTACCACGCCACCTATTGAATAGGTAAGGTGCAAGAACTCTTGCTGGAAGCCTTGGAACATTTGCGAGAATACCGCCTCTTGGCCTTGCTCTTTAACCGCAGCTAAAGGGAAGCCTGTTAAGCCTTGTACTTTCTCAAACGCTTGTTTACTGGTCATTACGTCCATGAACTCAGTATACATCGTTGGATGTCCATCATACCTAGTACCATAGATTTCTTTAATACCAGGCCATAATAGTTCGGCAAAATTGCCGGTTGTCATTACTGCTGCCATAGTTGTTATACTCCTGTATTATTAACGCCAAAGGCTGCAAAGTTGATTTTTACCTCAACTACGCCTTTACCGTTTGCGTTTCCATATTCCGAAGCATAACCATTCACTAGATCGGTAGGAGCTAGCCCTACTATCTGGAATTGTCCATCTGCTGAAGTAGATGTTGCTTTCTTTAGCGTCATGCCGCTACGTCCTGCTGCTGTTACTGGTGTACCCGCGCTTACAAATGCGTTACTACCAATCAAAGCCGCTGATGCAGTTACATCTATTAATGCTAAAAATGTCTTATATGGGTCTGTAGATATTGTTACAAAACCTGCCTGGCTAGACTGTAGATATAAGCCAGTGCTAGGTAAGTTAAATGTTAATGGGGCTGGTTGTCCGGCGTTATTTGATTTAAATATGCCTTGTACAATCCCCCATATGTTGCCTGTAGAACCTGCAGGCGCTGCCTTTCCAGTAGTTTTCATCTTTACTGCGTCACCAATAAAAAATTGGTTTCCTGTAGATGATGAAACTGGCACGGTGATGCATATATCGCTACCACCATTTAAAGAACGGCAACCCTGAAATCCCGCAACAGTCTGTGATGTAGCTGTCATTCGTGATTCTCCTAATTAATTTCAATTGTTGTTTTTATATTAGCTGCCCTAGCTATCGCTGAGCCGCCTTGTTCTGGTATTAATTTTGCTCTTGTCTGCTTTTCTGTTTCGTTGCGGTGATATTCTTCACGCGCTATTGCCATTTCTTCAGGAAGCAACATAGCTATCAATTCATTGTGAACTATGGAACTTTCTGCTTTAGCAATCGGCCTATCGTTTAGCTTTTTGTAGTAATTACCCATTTCAACGTCCATGTTATGCTCTAACCGATTGGCAGTTACCCACCCTTCGTATTGCAATCTACGCACGTTTTCTAAAGTATTACTCTTCCAAGCCGCCCTAAATCCTGGCGGTGCTTTCAATTCGGGTAAGCGCCTAGCAGGTTTAAATTCGACTTTTTGGCCTTTTTTCTTCTCAACTGGTGTCTTATCTGCTTTTTTAGCTTTCGCAAGTTTCTCCTCGACAACGTGTTGTTCTAAGATATCTTGCTCAACTAATTTCTCTTTCTCTTTTAGTGTACTCATTTTTTTTGCTCCTTGCAAATCTAGGTCATTAATTGTTTCTGGCGCGCGTATCTTTCAGGTGAAATACCCATATTACGCGCTACATTTATTTCTGCTTGCGTTAGTCTAACTGTAGTTTTGGTTGGTGCATTATTGCTTTCAGATGACAATACTGAGGTATGTGCATTATTTTTTTTACCCCTAAGGCGTTCATCCATTACATCCATAATAGTTTTAATATCAACTTGTTTCCCAGCCGCCGCAAACTCCTTAGGAATGCTTTCAAATAACTCTAAAGCTTTATCGTTATCTGGATGCCCATCATAAAGATAACCCCTTAAAGGTTTTCCAGTCACGTCTTTTTCGGCAGCTATCACTTCAAGATAAGCCGCATTACGAAGATACTGCGCCTCAAATTGTTGCTTTTGCGGGTCTACTCTTGGCTTAAGCTCTGGTTTTTCAACTGGTATTTTCTCAACCAATCTCTTTTCTAACTTTAAATCCAGCAATCTATCTTCTATGGATTCTATAGCTTCATAATCATTTTCCTCCCTTGCGATACGCAATTGTGTTTTAAGGTCAGACTCGATCTTATTTACAGCTGTATTTTTATTTTCTTGCTCAAACTTATTAAGTTTCTCTTGGTATTCAGCAAGTTTTTCTTCCATGAGTTTATTATGCTCAAGTATCGCCTGATTACGCGCATCAGAACCCTTTACCTGGCGATAAAGATCATTAATGCGTTCCTGTACCTTTGGGTCATCTGTTTTTACAAACTCTGTACGTCTTGGTTCTTTTGGGGTTTCTATAACTACATCCACATCTGGAGTAGCTTCTGCAATAACCTCTACTTCTGGTTCTGCTTCTTTAGATATAGGCTTTAGGGATTTAATAGCCTCGCTAAGTTTGTTTTCAGCGGTGTCTATTGCTTTTTGGGATTCTATATTACTCATATACTACCCCCAGCAAATCTTCGTCTTGGCACATAAAATATTCTTCGTCTTTAATCTTTGTCCAAGCCCCTGAGAACTTAGCAAACATTACCTTTTGGCCTACTAGGTCTTTTAGTACATCATCGCACGTATGGCCTAACGCAACAATTATTCCTTCTTCTTTATTGTATTTACCAATAGCTTGTTCTGGTAAAATAATAGAACCCACCTTCTCCTTTTTTTCTCGTTTCAATAATACACGCGCAAACAAAGGCGTGAACGGTATCTTACTCATTGCTTTTCCTCTATTAATGTTTTATACTTACCTACAAGAACCACCTGCGAGGCCGTCATTAATAGTGGCGGCCTTAACTTTGTAAGGCCTGGAAGAAATCAGTAGTGTTGTCCGTTGGTAAACCTAACCTTGATAAATAATTCCGTTCCACAGGCAATAATGCAGTATTCATGTTTTGCATCTGCCCCGATTCGTCAATTAAGTTTCTTTTTAAAAGACTTAGATAATAATTCTTATCTTCATCCCCCAAACCACCACCTTGCGAACCTTGCGTAGCTAAATAACTACGTTGTTGTGTCGGGTCTAAAGTGCCGAATTGTTGCCCTCCAACGCTACGGGAGAATAAATCAAAAGGTTTAGTTGGCTCATCTCCACGTTTAGGAGTAAACAGCTGATCTACTTCACCTAGATTTGCGCTCGGCGCTGCTTGCATTGATGATGTACCACTTGAACCACCAGCTCCTAATATTCCACCTAATGTATTAGCAGCCGTATCAAGCATAGATTTACCTATTGGAATCTGATATAATGGATTACTTGTTGTAACAGCGTTAATTGTTCCGCCTATAGGGTCTGCTATAAAATTACTAATTTGCTTACCAGGATTACTAAAGAAATTCTTTAAACCACTAAAGAAAAACTCCGGCGCACCTGTCTCTGGGTTTTTATTCTCATAACCAGAGCCGACAATATGCCCTCTGTAATCAGCGCTATTGTCTTGCATGGCTTTTTTGAATTTAGTGAGGAACTCAGGATTTTGTAATACTATCTCACGTGGGATAACTACATCGCCATGAGAAAGGTGCGCGATAGTGTTATCGCCACCACGTCCCATTGCACCCATTATATTTGAAATCATTTGTGTGTTCATAAGCTAATTTTAGCTTATAGAAATAACCTGTCAAACGTGGGTAAATTAAGAGGAAATCTGCGTGTTTCGTTGGTCTAATGGAACTCGTTCAAGTACCCCTTCACCAGGTATCTCTCCGCTTCCTTCAAAACCTCCGCCTGTCCCCGGTATCGCTCCACTTTCTCCAGGGGGCATGTCAGAAGCCCCTCCGCCCAATTGAAGTTGTTGTTCAAGTGCTGCAAGAAATGCTTCGTCTCCGGTTTGCGCTTCCATACCTCCCAACTGTCCCTGTCCATTGAATACTCCATGCATTTGTCCGTATAAAAAAGCCACATGTTTTTGTTTATGTAGCATTAAAGCTTGTAATCCTTCTGGTGATATATCTATTTTACCAGTTCCCATTTGTTGTTTTTCTAGCCCTTTTAGTAATTCGTTTATTATTCTAATATGCGTTGCGTGGTCTTGGTCTGGGAATACATCAAATAATGGCCTTTCTTGCGGAGGCATAAGAAAAAACATATTTTCCTCATACTGGTCATCTATCCTTTCTGGTTTTTGTTCTTCTGGCTTAGGTAAGATTAAATCTATATCCTGAACCTCCATAGATTCTAAAGTTTGCTTAGTTATAACGTAAACAGAGTTTTGATTCTGTGCAATTATGGGGTTTTGCATACCTAATTGATATACACTCTGCGCTTTAGCCATCTTTTGTTGTTTTGTGACCGATCTTGGATCCATAATAGGGAATATCCTAGTTGCACCCTGGAAATCTTCCCTAGTAACGCTAACTTTTTCCTCTTCGTTAGTAAATGTTTGTATAGCAGGGGCGTTATCTTTTACTATGTTAAATATCTTCTCAAGCTCACCTTCCATAGCTAAGGCTAAATTCTCCATAATAGAGCTTGGCATTTGCAAGCTTTGCTCTAACATAGTTAAAATAGTCATAGGCTGATAAACTTTAGACACATCACCGCTTACCGCTTCCGTAGTATTGGACAATCTCTGTATAGTAGATTGCATAAACTCGATAAGACCAACATACGCGGTATTAGGCCCCGGAAAGTTCATTTGATAAATTGCTTTGCTTAAATCATCCGCTGTGCGTGGAACTTTGGTAAACTTACCTATAGGCGACTCAATCTCACCGCCTTTTATACCAATATTCTCAGATATAAAACCGCCCATATTACCAGCATTTGCCAACTCTCCTGCATCCAAAGAGTTACGCAACATTTGGTTTAATGATTGGTTTAATTTGGCAATAAGATGCCCGTAACCAAAACAATAAAAGCCGTCAGTGTTATCTATAAAACCGTAATGTGTAAAATATTCTATAGGGGTTTTTTGGTCATCATCTATCTTATATCTTGCGGCAATCCTAAGCACCCTTTCGCTATTATCATCTACCCATATAATAACTGGCTCTTCTATCCCATCGCCATCTAAATCATACCAAGTGTGTTGTTCTAAAATAACAACGGATTTACCCTCTTTCCCTACTTCATGCATACCTTCCGCATCATCTTCAACATCCTGCATATCTCCCATGTCTTTAAAATTAACATCAGATTCAACAGGTAATTTACTAAAAAACCCATCACGGTATAATTTTTTTGCTGTATTAAAATCCATAGTTATGCGGTGGGTCTTTCTCCGCACATCCTCTAACTCGCGCGGTCCAGTCCCATAACAGACAATAAAATCTTGCGCCCTTACTCTTTCTACTTTAGGTAATCCAGTTACCGGGTCTGGATAAGTCTTACTAAAATCGCTACCCATTAACGCCGCAGCTAACAACATTCTTTTTTTGTCTCGTTTATATCTACGCTGTCTAAAGTTTAAATCGTAATTCATCCATTTAGCCAAGCGTTCAGCGCGTTGTTGTTCCTCCGGGGTATTATCTTCAAGGGACGTGGTAGAAACAAATGACCTTTGCGGGAATATAGCTTTATATGCCCTAGCTTGGAAACCAAGGCATGATTCTGTCAAAAGAGGCACTCTTGCATCAGCTGAGTTAAAATCACTAGAAAAGTTATTATCATAATTATCTATTTGATGATAAATTTCCAGATATTCCGCATGCTTTGATAACCAATCCGCACGACTTTCGTCATCTTCTTTGGTTAAAGAACAAACCTTTTCCCCTAATATTTGCAATTCCTTAGGTTCAAAATGAGGAGCTAAGTTTAAAGGGTCTTTGCGCCTTGGTTTAATCTTAGTCTCTTCTTTTGTTTTGTTACGCATCAAAATTTAACCTTTGTATATAATCTTCAAGTTCAAGAGCTTTTGAATTAGCCTTTTTTTCCATTTCTTGCATATATAGTTTGTGACGTAGTTTGTTCCTCCATACCCAAGGAATCATACCGTCACCGTGTATTTTTAAATTAAGTTTCTCCCTTAAAAAGTAGTAATTCCTAAATTCCTGTAATTGAGCAAGGAATTGTCCTTCTGTCCAAAAAGTACGTTTAATCTTTTTTGGTCCATAAGTTTCTACTTCAAGGGTAACTTCTTCGTACTTCATAGTACCATTATCTTTCTTTTCCTGCAAATCTGGCTTAGAATAGTAAGAACAATCATAACCGAACAGCTCCATATTACGAAAACCTAAACCCTCTAAGACAGATATACCCCTTGTGGAAGTAGCCGAACCTCCTACTATCAAACAATCACCGTTACTTAAGAAATCTTCCTCATGCGCGCCTACTGCGACATGGTATCCTATGACTTTAGCTTTACGCTCCAACAATCTTTCAGTAACAATCGGATCTACCATTGACGCAACAAACACTAATGAATCTGGGTGGATGTCATCAGTGAAATTTGCTACATGTGAGCGCGGGTCTAACAAAATAACAGCCCAAGGAATTATGCCAGCCTCATGTAATGGTTTAATAGCGTGCTTTACAGCTACTATCTTAATCCCATTATCATAATACTCCTTAACTTGTATGGGGTCTAAAGATGGCCCAGCACTGCAAATAACAATAGTTTCGTCTGTTTGTTTGCATGGCGCGTACCAATTACGGATTAATCTTACATTCTTGGAAATATTATTTCGTATGACTTCCTTATCTACACAGTTTTTAGTTTTAATCTTTATGTCGTTAACATCAACCGCCTGAGGAATTATAGGTTCCCCGCTACGCATTTGCTGAATTTTTTGCGCTAACGCTAATTTAGCTGGCGCACCTTTAAAATGCTCCATAGTTTCGCCAAGGATAGATATATTAAATACATCACGCCCTTCTATACCTTCTGATATGTTGTGATATGTGAGGCTAGAGAACTCTTCACGTAATCTATCAAATATATAACTATCGTGGTATTGCTTATGTGATAATACCTCATCTTTTACATACATTTCATGGAATCGCTCTATGAATTGTCCTGCTGTTTCTGTTTTATAGATAACGAGACCACATTCTGAATGGTCCCAATCTTTGCGCCCTAAATAAGATATATCGGCTCCATTATGCCATTTCTCTATATCTTCTACTGTTACCTCAGATTTAACCATAATATCAGCATCCAACCAGATAATGTAATCCACGCCATTTTGTTTGGCAAATAAGTAGGCCTGATAAAGAGCAAATATCTTATGGGAGAAATCTATGTAATTAGTCCTGTAATCACCTTCGTTTTTATAATCCTTGTGACGTGTGTAAAAATCAGTTTCGTCTTTTGTTGCGCCTGTCTCTATATGAATTAATCTACCTTCTTTAGCACCTACATTATTAATCAAGTTATCTAGGCTTTTACTAACTACTTCACTCAAATCATCTTTGTATATTTTTATAAGCAAAGGTATTTCAGTAGGGAAGTTCTGCAAATAAGATACAGTGCATACATTTAAGTATTCGTACCAATCTTTATTAGGGAACGTTGTTATTGTTACGTATTTCATGATTAATCCTTTATCTCTGCGAAATATTTATTATTAGAATTTCTGTAAGTATTAATAATTAATCCTAGATATTTATTACCAATTTTGTTTAATTTGCCGTTACTAGTTAGATAGACAGCGTGTCCAATTAGGGGTATATATTCCGCCTCACATTCGCAAATCATTATTTTCTCTCAATATCGTCTTCAGTTACTTTCTTTCCGTATTGTAGCTCTAAGGCGTAAACTGGTTCTCCTGAAAACGCCATAAAAGTGTGCCATGTATTAGGTTTAATTTTCCAAATCTGAAAAGGGAATGCACACCATTCAAATGTTTGAGGTTCACGCACTCCCCACCCCTTAATAAACCACCATATTTCAGTTCTATGTTTATGTCTTTGTAACGATAATTCTCCTCCTGGCTTAAACCTCAACAACTTTACACAAAACCAAGGTGTCCGCATCAAAGTAGCATACCATCCCCAATTACGTTTCTTTGGCCAATTCAACATAAAAACTCCAAATTATTACTCCAACCGAAACCTTGAGCACTGCTATTGCATAAGCATTTCTTTCATATAATAAAAAAGGCAATATTAATAAAAGAGGTAAAGTTTTATAAACCATTTTATTTTGTATCTTCTTTTGTCGCACCTGAAATAAATACTGCTCTCTTTCTTTTAAATTTTTAATCGCCCAATACTCACCCCTAGTTTGCTGTCTGTCTCCTAAAGTTTTAGTTATAATAAATATCGCTACTATAAACCCAATAAATCCGGAAATCATTTCAACCATGTAATCTATCTTCTTCAATAATAGCTTGACTAAAATCAAACCCATTAGACCACCTTGCTAATAAATGGCTGCTACTTTGCGCGTTATTACCACCAAGGCCAAATATTACAGGAATATTAAGCTTCTCACATATATCTTGCTCTGGTGTATTTTTAGCAGTTCTATCGCCGCCCTTGCCAAATATTAGGAATCTATGTTTAAAGCCTATATGATTACGGATAGCTTCTATATCCTTAGATACATCACTAAGCGTCGTTGATTCCCATATTGTTGTCACACCTTTTACAGTGTTAAGCACATCTGCTCTTTGTGTTAAAGACATGAACGCTTTGCCTTTTTTCTTAACAAGCCAGTCATCACTATTAAGAATGACGCATATCTCTCCTATCTCTGCAGCTTGCGCAAACATTTTAGCATGTCCGTCATGATACGGGTCGAACCCACCACTAAGTAATACTATTGGTTTTTCCATGTTAATATATAATCCTTTCTTACTTGTTGAACTACCTGCATACCCATTTGTTGTAGTATCTTTAATGCATCATGGTTTGTGCGTTGCTCTACACATACCACGGGACGTAATGCATATAAAATTTTATCCATACCAAGAACGCAATCAGCTTCCATGCCCTCAGTGTCTATTTTAACTAAGCATTCATGAGGTTTAATATCATACAATTCTATATCCCAATGGAGATGTTTGTTGTTTATAGGCTTAACAAATGGACCGCTTCCTTCTTTTCTAGGCAGCTTTTTAATAGTGACTGCCCCAGAATTATTTATATCTACTTCAACTATTTCCACAAACCTGAGTTCTTCGCTAACTCCATGCGCCCATAAAAAGCGTTTAATATCTTTATTATCCAAATTCTTTTCTAAGCATTCATAAGTTTTTAAATTAGGTTCGTACGCCTCTATTTTCTTAAATCCAGCCCTATGCGCCATCAATGACCATAACCCTACATGCGCTCCTATATCGTAAAATATCTTAGGCTCTTTCACATAAGATATAGCAGTGTCGAATATATCTTTCTGGTAATTGCCTTGTTCGTCAATCATCCCTAATTTAAAATGAGTATCGCTTTCGGGAAACCATACACCGCATACTTGTTTCATGTGTAATGCCTCACAATCTTTATGTCCTTGTTAGTCTGCAACATCAATTCCCACCATTCTTTAGGCTTAATTGTTACGTGGACATTTTCGCCATTAGTAAATGTCTTTTTCGCTGGTTGCGTGGAGATAGATAAAAACAAAACTTTATGCGTAAAAAACATTAACTCATGTAATACTTTACCTACATCGCTTTCTGGGACGTGTTCTAAAACATCAGTACATATTACCATGTCAAATAACTCATCATCAGAAGGCTTTAAGTCATAAGGATAACAATAAGGGTCATACAAATACACTTTGTCGGCTAATTTCTCTTTATGGCACTTTGCCTTTCCGCAGCCGTAATCTAGGATGCTACGACAATCATACTCCTGTATTAACTTCTTTATCTCTGGCAAATGCATTTCTAGACTACCACCACCAAACATTTTCTTTTCGTGCATGCGGCGATATTCTGAGGCTATATACTCTTTATTCATGACTTTATTTCCTCCAGAAGCATATTAGCAAATTTATAAGCCTCTCCTCTTGGCATAGGAAAATCGAAACTTTGACCACATTTTTCAAATCTGAATATATAGCCGCCCTTAGTATCTCCAAGCACTTCTAAGCTCGCTCCTTTATCTGCGCTTGCTTGGTGTGCGAATCTAAAAAAACTAGTTCCTATAGAACCTAATATACAGCCAATGTTATTGCGTATCTTATTCATATTTAGTACTAGGTATGTTAGTAAATTCATTATCACAAGCGCGTTGCCAGTATTCGTATTCCTCTGTCCATAGTTGAGCGTACGCTACATCCTGCCATTCAGGAAACCACGGCCCACCTAAAGTGTAATGGATCACATCTGGTTTAGCAGACTGGTAAGCTGAAATATTAGGCGATAACCCCTCAATCCAGTTATATGTCGAAGGTAAAGTACCAATGTCTTTGTCTTCCAGCCAATTAAAAGCGTGCATATCGCCACCATTAGCCCGATTTACCATATCAATAGTAAGATGTTTATTCTTAGGATGTGCGCAGTTCCACAACACAAAACTAGACCAGTTCTTACGGTGATACTTAGTCTGCGGTTGGTCATCCATCTTAACAGTTTCAATAGGCTTTTGGTTATGTTTTACAACCATACAAGCGTATTTATTATCGCATAGATCAAATAACTTCTTTGGATTGGATGTGAATATCATATCGCAATCCATAAACAACGCCCATCCCTTATATTCATTTAAATAAGGAACTAAAAACCTAGTATGTGAAAACTCTGTGCTAAATGGCTTAAGGTCAAACATATCAACCCTATTACCGTCATGCGCTTGAGTTAACCAAGGCCTATAAAATAAACCTTGTTTACGTAGCTCCTTATGTTTTAAAGGAATAATGTTTATATTAAACCTCTTAGCTTGACGTAAAATAGAATGTTTACATACTTGATATGCTACATCTTCCCTTGCGTCCCATCCTATATATATATTATGCATGCAATAACCTCCATGCCGTGCCATTCTTAATTTCTTCTAATGTGAATTGATTGTAACTTATAAACCTTAATAACTGGTCTACTCTCTCATTTGTCTCTGGTTGAATTTTATTATCGATAACATCTTGTAAAGTATTTCGAGACCAATTTCCCACTATACTATGCATTCCACTTACTACAGGAACTCCCTTAATCACAGCATCTACTGCAACATTACTATTAAATGTTATTACGCAACTAGCGTCCTGTAAATCATGTTCTAATGGTGACGTGTCTGATTTATGGCGCACCTTGAAAGACTTCCCATCTAAAACCTGTGTAATCTCTTTTTCCCACCAACCAGGTTTATGTCCGTGGTATGCCTCCATATATTCCGAAGGAGGAACAACAAGTATACGTCCTTTTGAGTTAAACCACTCTTCGCGCTTAAACTTAAGCTTTTTTAACCTATCGTCCCATAACCAATTTTCTACATACTTAGCTTGCAACCCATTCTTACTAATACGGTAATAGCCATCAAAATGCCCCGGATTGATATATCCACGGTCTACCATATAATAATCAACACCATATTGTTCGTTGTGCTTAAATATATCACCTGTGCCACGAAGGATGCCATATCCTACAGCTGTATGCTTATTGGTGCTTTTGATATAATTATCAGCCCAACTAGTATGTTTGATGATATTTTCAGGAATACCGGCATGAAGGGCTTTACTTACATGCTCGTTGATGTGATGGTCAGTCTGCCATACGTAGATCATATAATCCTTTCCGAACCACCAGAAAGTTATTGCCTAGCAAAGGTGTTCAAGCTACTACTAGGCGAATTCATTTTATCTTTTGCAATTTATCGTGTCAACTATTTTTTCTCACTTGTCGTTTAGCTTCCTGTATAGCTGCTTTTAATCTATCGCCTTTAGTTGTGATATACGGACGTGATGCACAGGCATACTGTGTTTCATCATAGCAATGGTCTTCTTGCTCTGTATCGGGACCAAGTTCTGGTCTTCGTTCATCTAATTGCAAATCCGGCACTGTGCGCCACCAATGTTTACATCCAACCGTAACATACAACATGGGGCCATCATCGTCACCTGCTATTCTTGCCCTCACTTCCTCAAAGTTCCCTATTCTCCCTTTGCGTGATTGCTCCATTAAAAACCTACCATTAGTCGCGTCATACATTCTTTGCTGCACACTTGCGCCGTCATGCTCTGCCCACATTGCCGCATCACCTACGCGGTAATCCATTTCCTCCCCTGCGTCTTCTTCTATATCAAGTATCTGTTTCGCTATTACCGTACTTTCTAACCTACACCCTTCATTAGCTTTACCATTCCAGCCGTAATATTCACGATATCGGATTAAAGCTCCTCTTGGGATTAACCTTTCCTTCCAATCATCTTTGGCCTTTAAAGTCATATGGTCTTCTACCACACACCACCAACCTACTGAAAAAGGTTTTGCACTTCCCCAGTCAATCACCATAAACTTAGTCCACTCGTTAGGCACTTCAAAATCACGTATCATATGCTTATCACGTCTAAGCTTCTCTAATGCCGCACCTGCTGTAATATCCCATAAACCATATCTCATAGCCTTGACAAGATCAGGCGAGCCTAATCCTTCAAGGCGCATCTCATAACCTGGGTCACATTCTAATAAAGAGGGATTATCTTCTAAGAGTGCAGGGATATATTGACGCAACATCCCACCCTCTTCTGGTGGCATTCGCTTAACCTCGAAAGGTGTTAGCATGTCAACAAAAGTTTGCTTAACAAAAGTATGACCAACGTTACCGGGATTAGAACCGCAAATAATTTTAGGCAAAGTAAAATCTTCTCCGAAGATTTGTTTAATAATGGTAGGGATAGCAGGTGGCATACGCACTCGATTGCGAAGAAAGCGATATATAACATCAGTAAAATGGGTAAGCTCGTCAATAAGTAACACATGTATTTCTGCTCCTTGGTATTTATATCTGTCCTTTTCGTGTTGGCAATGGCATAAATGAATCTTAGCACCATTAGGGAATTTTATTTCATCTTCCAACACCGATACATTAGGAAATGTACTTAATAAATTCCTAAACCCGCTTTCGCCGTCTAAATGGTTAGCTAATAAGTCGGGTCTCAATCGCCTAAAAAGATATACCTGGATGTTTGGGATGTACACACATAGGAGAATGGCAATAATGCGTAATAGATGTGATTTACCACCACCAGCCGCACCACCGTATAATATCTCAGTGGCTTCAGTTTCTAATACAAATGTTTGTTTGGGATGAAGGTTAAAATTTACCACCGCCTACACTCCATGAGTTTAACTCTACTTTAGTCATCTGAGCAAACTTAGACTTTAAATCACCATTATAACTAATCTTCTCAGGGTTATCTACATTATCGGGTAATCGCGCATAATATCCACAGCAAACAACCTTATCACTATGCTCATGACATTCAAATGGTTTAGGTGATTGCAATGCTATTGCTCTTTGTATTGCTGGCTCAATTACACAAGCATGTTTAGTAAATAAACAATGACGGCATGGCTTCTTTCTAACTTTCATTGTTACACTTCGGAAGGTTTAAAAAAGTGTTTTCCCGTGATTTTTAGCATATTACTTGTTAGTTTCTATACTATCGTTACAAATAAACACCCCGTTTGTAACATCAATTTACATCTACACCTAGCTCATTAAACCTAAAACTAGGCACGAAGTGTTTGTAAAAGTAATCCTTAGCCTCTGGTAAGTGTTGATTCATTATATCTAATACATATACCTTATCACCTAGTCTTGCAGTTAGGATTAAATGAGGCTTACCATCATAATCACCAGACCATAGGTTAAGTTCTTCTGGTTTCCAACCTAACGCGCGTAGCTCGTAATACTTAGTTGTAGCATAAGCCTTGCAATCAGCTTCCGCCGTCATATAAAATTGAGTTGGTGTCATCCAAGGTGATAATGCAAATAATCTCTTACTGTTAACCCTATCATTAACCATTCTAAGTTTATCTAACGTAGGTTTGCCACGGCCAGATATAATCTTTTCAGTCTGTAATATCCTAACCCAATCAGGAACTATTACTTTCATTTGCGGGTCTTTGTCTATTTCTCTAGCATAGTTCTGTACTCTTTCTATATGCGTAGGATGTCCTGCATAGGCCGTTAGGGGTAATAACATTAATGCTATGATTAAATACTTCATGCAGGTGTGTTGTAATTCTTAGTTAGGATTATTTGTGGGTTGCCAGTTTCTTTGTTTTCTTGTTTGTCCGCCCAATCAAATCTATTCTTCATATTCATATAAAATAATGTAGGACTAAATTCTTTATCTCGCAAAGCAATTCTTCCTTGTTTATACCACCAACCCTTTGATAATTGTTCACCTATACTTTTGGCGTCCATAAATTCAGAATGCTCTTTACACCAATTATATAATGTTTGCTTTACTACCCCTATTTCTGCAGCCACTTCTTCTATCGAAGCCCCTTCGGACATCAATTCTTTTATCAACTCACAATAAATAGGAGAATATTTACTATCTGTACCCATAATCTAAACTATCTTTTTTTGATAAATTAATTTCAGGTAATACTAATTGTATGTTAGATATTACATGATGACCACCTTTTGCTAACGGAATGATATGATCAATATGATAAGTATCTAAAGGTTTTCCACTAATAGCACATCGGTAATCTTGTGTTAATAATAATTTCTTAATCGACGCATACGTTACTGACCCATCACTGGTTGATATTTTTTGCGCACGCCTGTTATGATTATTAGCAAGAACTTTTAATCTTCCATCATCCGTGGAATATCTTTGTCTTTTGTATTTATTAATTTGTTCTTTATTATTTAAATAATATTCGCGCATTTTTGCTAAATATTTTTCATTTTCATTACGTAATTTACGTATACGCTCTTTATTCATTAATCTATATTGTTTTTCACACGTTTTACAAAAAACTTGAAACCCAAGAGAGCTACGTTTATCTTTATTAAAAGACTCCGGAAACTTATTTATTAAACAAGTTTTACATTGAATAGTGCCATTAGAATTAAGTGTTTTTTTTGGTCTACCCATACCAGCTATATTACTTTTTCTTTTTCATTTTCATTTTCTTAACTTGCTCCCTATCAGCTTTAGTATCAGCCTTTGAGCCTTCTTTGTAACCTTTCTTCTTATCACGCTTTTTATCTTCTGCTGAGCTTTCTACGTCTTTCATGGTTGGTTTTTTCTTTTTCATTTCATCCCCGTAGTTAATTTTCTTTTATTTTATAACATATTACATAAATGTCAACTCTTGTAATCTTCTATTTTACTTATTAATTCTTTTACAGCCTTTAAAGCTTGAGGCGGTATCCATATTCTCTTCCAACCTGCTTCCTGCTTCTTTTTCCTGCTTTCCCTTTGTGCTTCTGCATTGTATTTCTTCTCACATGGCGGGCACATGTAATCATGCTTAGCTATCTGTCTAGCTGTTGGCATAAAACTGTTGAAGCATATCCTACAGTGTTTCATTTACCTTCTGCCTTTTCTATAATAGCCTCTATCTTAGGAAAGTTAGTATCATGTGTTATCATTTTCTTTAACAATCCTAACGTTTCTTTCAAAGCCTCTAGGAGTTCGGGAGCGGCTGCTATTAATCTTGCATCCACTTCTTCTCCAACATCAGCAATCCATCCGTTGCATTCTCCCTTCTCGTTTGTCGGATAAACACAGTAACCGTGCCCATCCCAATTATGACTTGCTTCAGTTTCTTCTCCATTATAGCCCCAGGGTGCTGCTGTATGTGACATTGTGTTAATCCTTTTTTCTTCCGTTAATTTTAAGTAGCGCATTTGATAAAGATTCGACGTGATCTTGGCGATTCAATAAACCACATTTTTCACACACCCTTGATCTAATCTTTACTTTGTTAAATTCTATAGGGAAATAATCACTCCATTCAGGCTTATGCTTAATAAGTCGCCAAAATAAAGTTTGTATTAACCACATGTATTAATCCTTTATGTTAAGTTCTTCTAATACCCAATAAATATTACGCAATTTATTATCACCTCCTAATCGAGGGTTATAATCCGGTTTATCAGGTAAGAAATCTTCAATCAATTTAAGCGTATCAACAAGCTTAGTGTTCTGTTCTGTTAGTTCTTTTATTCTTGCCGCCAATGATAAAGTTATGTCTCTAACTTCGGCGGTTGCTTTTTTTCCTTCTGCTAGCATATCGTTTAATTCCTGCATGGCCTAACCTTTTGATAACTTGTTACGTACATATTTCCTTTATAGGTATAAACTTTTACTATACACCCTGTACAAGCCCCATATACTCTTTTACCAAAAAGTCTTGCTTTCAATCTAATCCATAATCCAGAGCTTTTTAGCATGGTCTTAGTCTTCTTGTGTTGGTTATACTACTTTTAATTGATCCTCTATTTCTTTTGCTTGTTTTTTAGTTATTTTTATCGGAATTCCATTTTTAATTACAAGGTAAAATGTCTTATCCATAACATCCTGTATAATTTCAATCTTCATACCATTCTCCTATTTATTGTCTTGATTCCCCTATAATACACCTATTCTTGACGCCGTCAAGAGTTATTTCAATAAATATCTATTTATTTCATTATACCACATTAACTATATGATTTATATAAAATATATTTCTTACTTGGGTTGGCATTTCAGCTTGCTCCATCCATCCATGTAATACACCGCGCTCAAAGTCTGTTAAATTTATCATAGTCTTAGTCCTTTTGTGTTGGTTCTTAGGCTGCAAACATGCGGCGCACATCATTTAAACTCTTTGCGTAGAAACCATTCCTGTCTTCGTTACCAAATTCTTCGTTACCAAAATATTCGTTCTTACCAGCCCACATGCGGCAACTAATGGTATTATTTTCTGTGTGTAAACGAACAGTAGCTATAGTCACGCCATTAGGCTGCGTAATTGTTGAAATAGTTGAAGCCATTATCTCGCGACCTTTCATACCTAGAAGATTTGCAAGTTTTGATTTAGCAGTAGAAATGATAATTTTTTTGTTTTCCATATCCATTCTCCTATTTGTTGATTCCCCTATAATACACCCATTCTTGATACCGTCAAGGGTTATTTCAACAAATAATCAATTATTTTATTATACCACATTAACTATATGATTTATATAAAATATCCTTCATCTTGCGCTAATTTATGTAATGGGGAAACATGATTTAATGCGCTTGCATCTATCTTGTCGAAATCTTCTATAGTCTCGTAACCTTTATTTATTACACTCCCTAAAGCGTCTAATACTTGGTAAATTTCATCAGATATAATTATACCCCCTGCCTCTACTAGACTTGTCGCCCATCCTGTAACTGCTAATAAATACTTACGTGTGCAAAACTTATTTTTACACATGTACGAACCTACCTTACGTACAAACCTATCCATACGGTTATACAATCTAGCCCTACGTTTAGGGTCACGGGTGGAGAAGGACTTCTCTACCTCTTCTTGACAAATTTGTAATGCTTCTTTTATCTCATCGTTGTTAGTATTGTTAAAATGCATCTTTAGTAAAGTAGCTAATAAAGCTGGAATAATTGCATCTTCTATTAGTTGTTTGTCTGAAGCGTATGTCATTTGGATTGCTCTAAATGTAGCTCTATATATTCGCTGATTTTGCTAATTAGTTTATATTCTTTAATTTCTACCGTATCTAACGGTGGATAAAAATATTGCAATAACGTTTGCTTCTTAGGTTCTGTTTGCTCTGGTATTATTCTATAGGCGATTATATGTTCGTGTCCTTTCTCCTCAGGAAGAATCCAATTCTCCCACTGATAATTAAATGGAGATACATGCAATAATTCACGTCCTCCTAAAAATTTAATATCCACAAAGTTAGATTTTATTATATTTTTAGGTGTATCATTACCATTATGATTTATCCACTCCCCTTGCTTTTGTTCGTCAAGTATAGGGTTTTCAGGTGAGAAGCTGTCAAAGATTGAGTTATTCAATTTTCTCGAATTACTGGCTATATGAGTAAATACAGCTTCTAAGGCTGCTTCCCACGATTCGGCCTCATCGCCTCCGTGGTGATAATATATTTTTCTAGCTATATCTATTATTTCCTCTGTAACATCTATCTTGCTTTCCTCTTTCCATAGGCTGATTATATCACAATCGGATAGCTCGTTTTTAAATCGTTTACCATCTATAAACCATTGCAGGGGCAAAATTGAACCTTCAATAACACCCACAACCGAATCCCTTCCTTCTGAATTTTTACCAATCCAATGGATAAATATCTTTTTGCCCTTCCTAACTTTATAAAAACTCCAAACCCTCAATTCATCGCCATTTGGTAAATAATGTTTAGTCATATAATCCTCTTTGTTAAATTTCTCATTTTAAAGCCCTAGGAACGCAATCTTGTTTTAAACACTGTCGGATACTAAAATCCATTCTTGTTGCTGTAGCCCCCCTTAGAATCGTTTTAAACGCCATTCTAACCCCCAAAGGTAAAATCCCCGTTCGTATAATAAACTTTCCCACATTCATCTATAGCAAAATTATCCATATTGACATGATCTCTGCTAAACATAGTCCCAGAGATGTATTTACCACCGCTTTGTTTTTCTATGTAGGTTAAAAGCCTATCAACTATTTTCTGCTGATACAAAAATCTAGAATGCATTTCCTCTATCTGTCTGCGTAACCTTTGACATTCGGTCTGGTAATCTATCTTTAGTTTCATTAACTTGCTCCCGTTTATTCTCTATTTCTTTTAATAATTTATCTAAAACAGTATCTAATTTCTGCCAATTACCAGCATCTTTCTTCAAAGTGCGTTCCATTTTTGTGAATCTCTAAATAAGGTTGCGATACTGAGCCTAGGTTTATAGTTTTGGTGTAACGTGAAAATCTAAGCTTGAGAGCTACTCCATTCCCCACTGGGTCTCCTTGTTCATCAAGCGGCCTTTCAATTAAATAACCTTGGTCACATGCGCGATTAAGCCCCCTACTACCTAATACTTTTTGTTCATCATTGGTTTGGACTAACAAAACACACCAGATATTATGTTGTTTACATACCCTATGAACCCAGTTAGCTACATTTTCTAAGTGTTGTGCTTGCGTTTCCCCTTTCTTACATCCAGATACCAACTGGTAATAATCCAAAATAAAACCCTCAATCTTGTTTTTGTATACATGCAACTCTATTAAAGTTTTTAAATGGTCAAACTCTACGCCTGGTACATCTTCAAAAATAACATTATGCTTTAACTTACCTATTGCCTCTCCAGCTTTAACAACTAAAGCTTTATCTTTAGTCATAAACGCGCAGGCAGGCACATCTAATTTTTGCCCTAACATTCTTTGGGATATTTCATTAGAACCCATTTCAGCGCAAACAAAAACATGTTTGTGGTCGGCATCGTTAAGATTGTTGCTTATCATGGTTGCAAGCATAGTCTTGCCACACTTAGGGGCTGCCATAAATGCATATACACGGCCTTTTTGTATACCACCTCCCATTGCTTCATCTAAAAGCCTCAAGCCAGTTTTTGCCATGTAAATTGGTTTATCAGAAACCATTTGTTTGTATAGCTTATCCATAGCTTCAACTATGCCAATTGAGCTTGCGCTACTTGTCCCGGTAATGATTTTTGTTGCGTCTGTAATTAATTCCGCTGCACATGCAATCCCGCCTTTGTCAAATGTATTTATTTTATCAAGGGTTATATTGCATAAGTGTTTTAAGTTTCTCCTATACCCTAGGTCTGCTAGGTGTTTAATATCACTTTTAAAGCTTATCGGGCTTGCAAGAGACGCTAGCGTCGCTAAGTAACTTTTATTTTCCTCTTTGAATATTGCAGAAAATCTGTTGTAGAGCCTGAATGCGCTAACCTTTTCGCCCTCGTCTAAAAGTTTTTTTATGCAGGTGTAAATATCTTTATGCAAACCCTCGCTAAAACAATCTTCCGTCAGGATATCTAAAACTTTATAAACAATATCGTTGTTTGCAAGTATAGTTCCTAATACGGAAGCCTCCATATCTACGTTAATTAAATCAATCATATTTTCCTCAAATGTACGGTTTCTCTTTCGTCTTGTATTTTTGGTTTCTCTTTCAAGTCATAAGGAATGTATTTTCTTCTGTAATTTACTTTCCAAGTTAATAACCAATCTGTTTTTTTGCCTTTCTTCAAATGTTTTACACTTTCCCAATATAGTTTAAATTCTTGCATCCAATCTGTTGCTATCATCAAAGAAACATTTCTTTCATTCATAGCAATTTTTATCCATTCCATTTCTGTTTTTTGATCTAGAACTAAAGGGGTAGTACTAACTACTTTATCTACTTTATCTTCTTTATCTACTTCAGTATCACGTGGTGATGTATCATTTGATGTATCATTTGATGTATCATTTGATGTATCATTTGATGTATCACGTGGCGATACATTTGAAACTTTATCAACATTTACAAAGACATAGACGTTCGATAAGTACCTATCCCCTGCCATACGCACCTGGGTTCGGGTAAGGTGACCATAGGTTATTAAATCCTTGATTCCTTCTTGCACTGGATTAACCGTTAAGCCTGATAATTGTGACAGTGTTCTAATAGACGGATAGGTGCAATGATTATTGCGATAAAATTGAGAAAGCACTAAGCCTACAAATTTAGCTTTGTAATTTAAATTTGATTCAAGTAAATTATCGCGCCATTCTATAATATTCATATCTTTAACCTTACGGGTTGTTTACGGTATTTACGGAAAGGTATGGGGAGCGCGCCCGTAAACACGCCCGTAACAGAGATTATAAGCCCCTGCTTACCCACTTGTTGTATTGTATATTTCTAATAAATAATTGCAATATAATATTTCAATTATAAATTATTTTTATACTTAGTCTTGCAACTTTTTAGTTGCCATTATCCTTGACAAATCTACTAAAATCTTTTGCTGTTGCGGTTCTATTTTCTCTAGGTTTTCACCTATCTCTACAAGTACATTTAAATCAACGGTTGATAACGGCTTCTCATAACCGCAAATAACGTCTATACTCTCTCCAAGAGCTTTAGCTATAAGAACCATTTTAGACATAGCTATGCGATCTTTACCTGATTCGTACTTATCTAACTGATTAGTAGAAATCCCTATATTTTGAGCAAAATCTTTTCTAAGTATGTTTTTCCCTTTTCGGAAAATAGCAACCCTTTTGCCTATAGTTTTATCAAGTAATTTAGTGCAACTAGTATTCCTCATTCCTAATCTCCTTTAAATATTTTGTTTTATTAACAATGCAATAATTCTCCATGCAAATAACTTTCTTCGGGTATTTATATTTCAATTCTTCAATGTCTAGTTTAAGTTCTACAATCCACATAGATGCGCAAAAAAAACATATAGTCACAAACCAAAAGC